GCCGATGAAGCCGCTGCCTACGTTAGTCAACGATTTGAATCTCCTCGTGATGCTTCCTATCAGGCCACGATGCGCGGAAAGTCTGCGCTCGCGCTCGCTTCCCAGTATCCGAGCGTCGGCAAGGGTGGCGGGGGTAATGATAATTCCGTTCAGATCGATAAGATCACAATTAATACCCAAGCCACGAATGCAACGGGCATAGCTGTCAGTCTCAAAGACGAGCTGCGCAATCAATTAAGCATTCTACAGGGTAATGTAGATGATGGAGTGAGGGCATAATGGCTTTAAATTTGTCCCCACAACTTCCTTTTAATATCACGCCCGCGTCTCTTCTTTCCGGCGCGAACACCATTGCGGGATTACTTTCTAAAAGTTCTAAAGTAGATGTTGTTCAGGTCATAGATCAGACCTCCATGAAGCAATTGTTTCATGGCGCGAGACCTATAAAGCTGCATGTTAAAGAAACATCAAAAGTTATGGACTATCCCGTGGAGACGGGCGTCACACTTTCCGATCATCACATCATCTTGCCAACCGAATTTGAGATGGACTGTATCATCCCCGCGACGCAGTATTCTATCGCATATCCTGCTATCAGAAATGCTTGGCTCAACGCTACGCTGTTATCCGTTCAGACGCGCCTCGGCACTTACAGGAACATTATCATCTCCGACGAACCACACACGGAAGACGCGGATATGTTCAGTGCCGTATCTATTACGCTCAAGATGCGCGAAGTTATCATGTTCGCTCCGAACGGAGTGTCGCCTGGTGCTCTGCTCGCGAACTTCCAACCCGCGAACCCCGCGAAGAACGGTTCTAATATCAGCAGCGGTATTGTATCCGCAACCGCCGCTGTGGGTTCTGCTTTAAGTTATCTTCATGCTGCCTCCGTGGTGGGGATTAGAATATAATGCAAATAATTCCAGTCACAGCAAATCCTAACCAAAGCTTCTCGGTTGTTCTAGATAACAACCAGTGGGACTTTAAGATACAATATGCCAACCAAAATATCGCTGTTTCCCTCACCTTGAACGGAACTGTAGATATTGAAGCCCTCCGCGCTGTCGCGGGCATGCGTATCATCCCCAGCGAATATGAAGAGGCTGGTAACTTTGTCTTCGTCACGACGAATCAACAGATCACAGACTATACTCAATTTGGAACACAACAACAATTGGTGTATCTCAGCGCCGCAGAGCTGGCCGCTATTCGTGTCCCTCCCCCTTCCTTATTAACCCCTGCATACTTTGATCCCCTCGCTGCGCTTCCTCTGCGCCTCTTTCCGCAAGGCTACCAGGCGGCAGGTTCGTTGTATGTAGATGAAATTGGGGAACATCCATACGTAACCGAAAGCGGCAGCAGCTTCTATATTACAGGATAACATAAATGACAAGCGCGTTTGATTCAGTTGGAGGATTAAGGCTTGTTAGAATTGGTATCCAAGTAGATGGGATATTCACTTACTTTCAAGATATTGACATTCGTATTAGTGGACAGAAGTTTGCAAGTCCGTCTAGCAATGTTTGTACTATAAAGATTTCCAACCTAACAAGAGCTCAGCGTAACTGGCTATTAACAAATGCTTCACCAATCATACCTTCAAGTGGATCTTCTAGAGTTCCCGCATATGTAGTTGTGGATGTTGGTCGTACGTCCTATGGGTATTTCCGATTGTATGAAGGCTATACTTGGGTCAGCTCCGTAACCCAGCCTCCAGACATAGGACTTACGCTGACCAGTCTTGCACAAAGCCAACTAGCAGGACTTGTTCAGTCTAATACTCAGGGTGCAATTACGCAGCTTGAAGCGATAGCTCAGTCCGTCGCAGATCAGTGTCAATTAGATTTAGTGTTTCTTGCCACTCCAAAGCAAGTTGCTAATTATCGTTTTACGGGCGGCGTGACGAAACAAATACAGGCACTGCAGGATATCGGCGGCGTACGAGCCTGGGAAGATAACGGTTTGCTCTATGTGATAGATCAGGACGCCTTTCGGGAAAGTAATGGCTTCGTTCTGAGCATGGCCACTGGTATGGTCGGCGTTCCAGTTTCTAACCAACAAGGCTGTACAGCTAAGATGCTTGTCAGTCCACTCGTTAACTTAGGAGATAAGATAACTGTGAACAGTGTTCTTAATCCTTCTGTCAACGGTCTTCCATTTCGGGTCAGTCAAATTGGTTTTGATATTACGAACCGAGATACGCCATTCTATTATGATCTCGTCTTGTCAAACAACCTTGCCATATTGGGTGCAACGTGACGGAACAATTTGCTTCCCCATCAGTTGACCCAGCCAGCATTGGCGACTTGTTTGGAACCGTGAGACTTGTTCTTACGAAGTTTCTTCAGGGCGTCGACGATATGTTGCCCGCGAAGGTCATTGCCTACGATCGTGCAACAAACCTCGCCTGTGTTCAACCACTGATCACAATGATTACGACGACTAATATTGTTGTACAGCGTGACCAGTTGGCCTCCATACCTGTGTTTCAATACGGCGCGGGCGGGTTCGTTCTCAGCTTTCCCGTCAATACGGGCGACCTAGGATGGATCAAAGCGAATGATAGAGATATATCTAACTTCCTGAAGTTCTTCGCTCAATCCCAGCCGAATACAGTTCGTAAACATAACTTCTCGGACGCAGTATTCATACCGGATAATATGCTGCGCGGCGTCACGATAGCTTCGGAGGATAACGCGAATGTTGTTCTGCAAAATTTGGCAGGAACGGTTAAAGTTGCACTGTGGTCCAACAAAGTCAAAGTGGTTGCCACGACAGTCGATGTCGAGTGTACGACCGCCACTGTTAACGCGACCGGAACCGCCACGATAACTTCTCCAATAATAACTTTGAATGCAAGCAATCATATCACGATGAACAGCCCGCTCGTAACCATGAACGGAGTACTCACGCAGACGGGCGGCGGTACGGCGACCTTCAGCGGCAATATTACAACGACGGGCGAAGTAACCGCGATGTCTACGATACCTCTTTCTGCTCACCTTCATACGGGCGTTCAATCAGGAGGAAGTAACACAGGAGGTCCGATACCATGACCATAACTTTTGGTACAAACGAAAACAACGACCTCTATCTCGATGCTGCTGGGAACTTGGTTGTGTTAACTGCTCTTGATGCCGTCATAGCTGCATGTAAGACTGCTTCGCAAGCCCAGCTGGGGGAGATGGTTCTGGAAACAGGACAGGGGATTCCGAACTTTCAATCGGTGTGGGTCGGCTCGCCGAACTATAATCTTTGGGTTTCTTATCTTAATAATACTCTGGGAAATGTTTCGGGAGTGATCGCCGTGACTTCTATCCAGCTGCAGCAAAACGGGGACACTCTGCAGTACGTCGCCACGATTGAGAGCCAATATGGTCAGGCAGAAATTAACAGCACCATCATAGTGAGTTGAGGAGTAAATGGCCAATCTATATCAATACATAGATAGTACCGGACTTATTGTACCTGACACAGCGACCATCCTCGCGGGTGTCTACGCAGAGTATCAGGCGGCGTTTGGATCAGATATTGTCCTCACGCCCGATACTCCACAAGGCGTCTTGGCGACCGCAGAGGCTTTGGCAAGAACTCAAGTTGTTCAGAACAACGCGGCTATCACGAATATGATCAATCCTGACGTAGCGGCGGGGGTCTACCTCGACGCAATTTTAGCTCTTACTGGGATGCAGCGCACGCCTGCGACCCAGACCCTCGTCACAGGTGTAACCTTGTCGGGCGTCGCGGGAACGGTCATTCCTGCTGGAACGCTTGCCGCTACAGCGGCGGGGGATCAATTCGCGTCCTTATCAACGGTTACGATAGGCGGCGGTGGCACTATCACGGTGAACTTCGCGTCCGTAGATTATGGACCGATTCCCTGTGACATCAACGCCCTGAACGTCGTAGTCACGAACGTTTTGGGATGGGAGACGGTCAATAATACCGTGGCCGGCATCGTCGGCGCGTCTACGCAGTCCGATATCGGTGCGCGCTCCCTCCGCAATAATACCCTCGCCTTCAATGGTGTGTCCCTTGCCGAAAGTATAACCTCTGCGCTTTATAATGTTCCTGGTGTCACAAGCTTATTCTTCCAAGAAAACGTCGCGGCTACGACTCAAACGATCAATGGAATATCTATGGTCGCTCACTCTGTTTATGCTTGTGTGAACGGAGGCTCCGACCTGAACGTCGCTGCTGCATTACTCGAGAACAAGAGTTCAGGCGCGGGTTGGAACGGCGGGACATCTGTCAGTGTTATAGAACCCGCTTCCGGCCAGACCTATACGGTTAAATTCGACCGTCCAACACCCGTGGAGATAACGGTTCAGATAACCTCCCCCAACGCTGCCCTTGCAGACCTACAGACCGCTGTCCTCTCTTACGCGGCGGGGCAGGTTGCGGGCTACGTTGGCTGGACGGTTGGCGCTCCTGTTAACCCGTTCGAGATTGCGGGAGCTATCCTATTACAGTTCCCCTATATGACGATCAATTCCGTCTTCGTCGCGCTGGCGCCGACGGTGCCGACGTCCTCTGCAATTATCGCTATGAATGTAAATCAAATAGCATTTAGTGTTGCTTCCGACATTACTCTGGTGACCTGATGACCGTTCCTATTGTAGATAATGAAACGATACAGACGTTTGATTACACAGTCCCACTTGACGAAGCTTTGTTGTGGCAGTATAACAACGCTGCGTCGCTTCAGTCTTTAAT